CGCCAGCCATCAGCCAATCAGCTCGACGCACGAACAGACGGGCGAGCCTGACGCGCAACTGACTGGCGGGGACAGATTGGAGGGCCGCGTGACCACAATCGCGACGGACGGCAAAACCATCGCTGCGGATGGACAAAGCACGGCTGGCGATATGGTGACAAGCGCGGACAGCAAGAAACTGCACAGACTGCCTGATGGTTCGATTGTCGGCGGATGCGGGGAATTGTCTCCGATGCGTAGGGCAATCAACTGCCTGCACTCACCGGATGCGCATCCTGACGATCTGACTGGCGACTTCACGTTGGTCCGGCTTTATGCCGATGGGCGCATTGTCACTTACGAGGGGTGTCTGTTCGCGTTCGATCTCCCCGCTCCGGTAACGATTGGCAGCGGCCGCGAGTTCGCAATGGGCGCAATGCTCGCGGGCAAGTCTCCGAAGGAAGCGGTGGAGATCGCAACCCAGCGCGACATCTATAGCGGCGGAACGATTACGGTCATGGAGCCGGATAGACCGCCGAGCAACGTGGTCGAACTCGCGGCGTGATTAAGCGCATCGCCCTCAAGTCTGCCGAGCTATTCGCATCCTGTTTCATTGTGGCAATCGCAATGAGCTACATCGAATGCGGACTGATGTTCTGCGAGGCGAGACGTCGGGACGACTAATAACCCAGGCACCGCCCAGCCTTCGGGCAGCGGGAACGGAGGGTGAGATGCAACTGCCAACCGGATATTCATGGCGGACGATTGAGCCGTGCAAGGCGGTGCTCCAGCACGATGAGTCTGGAAAGTCCTACGGCGTGCGCGGTTTTGGCCCCACCCCAGTGCTGGAAAGTTGCGGCGCTAAGCAAGAGATTGCTTATGGCATCGCCAAGATAGAGCGTGAGTTGGAGCGTGATCGCCGGTTTGCGGCAGGAATAAAATAGTGGCGGATAATCCTCCCGCCGCTGGCCGTGGCAGGCCGAAGGGCGCACAGAACAAAACGACCCGCGCTGCCAAGGAGGCGATTGCCTACGCTGCCGAAGGATTGGGCGGCGCTGATCGTTTGGTCGCATGGGCGCAAGAGGACGCGAAGAACGAGGCCGCGTTCTGGACGACGATCTATCCGAAGCTGTTGCCGGTTCAGGTAAGCGGCGAGGATGGCGCGGCGCTGGGTGTTGTCGTCTTCAAAGGGCTAAATGCAGACGGTTGAACTGATCTCGCCTTACGAGGTCCGCGACCAGTTCAAGCCGCTTCATTCACGAAACACGCGCTGGTTCATAGGCGTAGCGCACAGGCGGGCCGGAAAGACGGTCGCGGACATCAACGAACTGATTATTGGCGCGCTCAAATGCGACAAGCCGAATCCGAGGTTCGCTTACGTCGCGCCGCAGTTGAACCAGGCCAAGGACATCGCGTGGGTCTATCTCAAGGAATACACGGCGTTCCTTTCTCCGAAGATTAACGAAAGCGAGCTTTGGGTCGAGCTTCCCGGCGGCAAGCGGATACGGATTTACGGGGCCGACAACCCCGATCGATTGAGGGGCATCTATCTCGACGGCGTTGTGCTGGACGAGTTCGGGGACATGGACCCGACGATCTGGAGTCAGGTCATTCGGCCGGCGCTGTCGGATCGCAAGGGCTGGGCCTGCTTCATCGGGACGCCCAAGGGCAAGAACACGTTCCACAAGCTCTGGCTGGACGCGGAAGACGATCCCGACTGGACCCGGCTGATGCTGAAGGCGTCGGCAACGGGGCTGTTGGATGCGAGCGAATTGTCCGACGCGCGCAAGGCCATGACCGAGGACGAATACGCCCAGGAATACGAATGTTCGTTCGAGGCCGCTGTAAGGGGCGCTTACTACGGCAAGGAGATGAACGAGGCCGAGGAGCGCATAACCGGTGTTCCTTACGATCCTCGCCTGCCTGTGCATACTGCATGGGACCTTGGCGTTGCTGATAGCACTGTCATTTGGTTTGTTCAGGTTGCTGGCAGAGAGACCCGACTGATCGACGTTCTCAAGGGTGAGGGCGTTGGGCTGGACTGGTATGCAAAGCGCTTGCAGGAGCGCGATTACGTCTGGGGCAATCATTATCTGCCTCACGACGTTGAGGTTCGCGAGCTGGGCACCGGCAAGAGCCGCAAGGAAGTTCTCGCCGGGCTTGGGATCAACGCGACGGTTTGCCCCAATATTCCATTAGCGGACGGAATCCAGGCCGTTCGGATGCTGCTGCCGACATGCTTCTTCGACAAGGCCAAGTGCAAGGACGGCATCGAAGCATTGCGGATGTATCGCCGCGAATATGACGAGAAGCGGCAGGAGTTCCGGACTCACCCGCTTCACGACTGGACGAGCCATTACGCGGACGCGCTGCGCTATTTCGCGGTCGGGCACGAGGAACGAGCGGGTTACAAGCCGATCAGGCGCGACACGCGGTGGGTCGTTTGAGCGAGCTTCTCATCGGCTGCGGGAACAGCCGCGTGAAAAAGCTGAAACGCTCGCCGGACGATGGGTGGAGCGACCTGACCACAATCGACCACGACCCGAATTGCGGGGCTGATGTCATTCACGATCTGGACGAAACACCGTGGCCGTTCGATGACAATGCGTTCGATGAGGTGCACGCATACGAGGTTCTGGAGCATCTTGGAACGCAGGGAGATTACAGGAGCTTCTTCCGCCACTTCGGAGAGATTTACCGCGTCCTGAAACCGGGGGGCCTTTTGGCCGCGACCTGTCCGAGCTGGAAAAGCATCTGGGCATGGGGCGATCCTTCGCACACGCGCATCATTTCGCAGGCGAGCATATGCTTCCTCGATCAATCGCAATACGAACGCCAAATCGGCACCAGCGCAATGACGGACTTTCGCTGGCTGTGGAAGGGCGACTTCGAGCCGATCCATGTCGAGGATGACGGCGAGCGGTTCACGTTCGGGCTGAGGGCGATCAAGCCTTCGAGACTGAAGGAATAGCATGGCAACAGCACCGATGCTCGACCCGCAGGACGAACCTGTGGGCGGCGGAGCCATGTCCGACGATGAGCTTGCCTCACACCTTGCCGAGCATGAAACGCGCGCAATCGGCTATTACGAAGGCGAGATCGCTTCCGAGCAGGCTGATGCTCTGGATCGCTACTATCGCCGGCCATATGGGGATGAGCGCGACGGACGTTCGCAGGCGGTGGATGCGACCGTTGCGATCACGGTGGACAATGCGCTGGCGGCGATCCTCAAGCCATTCGTTTCATCGGATGAGACGGTTGTTTTCCAGCCCCGCCAGCCGGAAGACGAGGATCAGGCCGAACAGGCGACAGAATACGTCAACTTTGTCCTCCACTCGGACAACTGCGGTTTCTCTATCCTGCATGACTGGTTCAAGGATGCGCTGCTCCAGAAGGTCGGCGTCGTAAAGGCGTATTGGGAAGACTATTCGCGTCCGCAGGCGGTTCGGCTTGAAAACCTTGACGCGGTCCAGCTTCAGCAGCTTCTCCAGACGGAAAAGGTAATCGACGGCCCGTTCGGTCCGGATGAGTTCGGGCTTTATGTTCTCGACATTGAGCGCATCGACCGCGACGGTAAAATCTGCATCGAGAACGTTCCGCCGGAAGAGTATCGCATTTCTCCGCAAGCGCGCCCCGGTCGCGTTCCGCCCTACGAAGCGCACATCACCCGCAAGAGCCGTTCAGAGCTCGTTGAAATGGGCTTTGACCATGAATCGGTCATGGGTCTGTCGAAATCGTCGAACAGCGGCATAGACGACAGCCGATCGCAAGCCCGTTACGAAGACGAGGACCTGGGATCGCAGCGCCTCGATCAACCGGGCGGCGCAATGAACGAATTGGTCGATTTCAACGATGAGTTCGTCCAGATCGACTTCGACGGAGACGGAATTACCGAGCTTCGCCGCGTCATGCGTTCCGGCAACGTCATCCTCTACAATGAGGAAGTAGAGTTCGCCCTGTTCGCACGGCTTTGCCCGGCCCCAATGCCGCACAAGATTTACGGGCTGAGTTTGGCGGATCAGGTCAAGGACGAGCAACGGGTTTCGACGGCCATTCTTCGCCAGACGCTCGACAACGTCTATCTTTCGAACAACCCGCGCCCCGTCGTTCCGCAGTCTGCCGAACGCGCGGACGGATCGACCATCAGCGATCTTCTGGACGAGGCTCCGGGCGCTCTAATCCGGACAAAGGACGGCACGGTAGAGTCCTTCGCCGTTCCGTTCGTTGCCGGGGAATCGTTCCCGATGCTGTCGTATGTCGAGCAGCGGGCGACGGCCAGAACCGGCATTTCGGCAATGGGTCAGGGGATGGACCCCGACGCCCTCGACACGGCTGGCCAGATGACGGCGACTCAAGCCGCCATCATGGAAGATGGGCGCAACAGCCGCGCCGAGATGATCGCCCGCATTTTCGCGGAAACCGGCGTCAAAGACCTGTTCCGCCTGATCCTCAAGCTGCTGGTCCAGCATCAGCCGAGGTCGCGAGTCATTCGCCTGCGGAACAAGTGGGTCGAGATGGACCCGCGCACATGGAACTCGGACATGGACCTGTCGATCTCGGTCGGCATGGGCGTTGGCAACAAGGCCGAGCAAATGGCGTCGGCGCAGATGGTCCTTCAGACGATGGAAGCCCTTGGGGGAACGCCCTACGCATCGCTGATCGATTCCGAAAAGGTATTCAATGCGCTCAAGCGGCTGTTCAACGCCGCCGGGATCAAGTCAGTCACGGATTACCTGAACGAGCCGAAGCGCGACGAGCAGGGCAATCTCCAGGAGCCGCCTCAGCCGCCAGACCCGAAGATGATGGAGCTTCAGGCCAAGTTGCAGCTCCAGCAGCAGCAATTGCAGGCAAAGGCGGCGGCGGATCAGGCGGCGGCGCAGCAGCAGGCCCAGCAGGTCTTCTTCAACATGCAGCTTGAGCAATCGAAGGCTGCCGCGAAAGCGCAACTGGATCAGGCTACGGCGTCGTTCCAGGCCGAGCTTGCCCAGCAGAAGTTCCACTTCGAGGCCACGATGGCGATGCTTGAGCAGAGGATGAACGAGCAGCTTGCCCAGCGTGACGCGGATCGTGCGGATACGATTGCACAGACGAAGATTTCGCAGAACCGCGATGGGGGCGACCTATCCAAGTAGATGAAAACGCCCTTCGCGAGCGAGCCACGCTTGGCGCGACCTACAGGGAGCATCTTCCCGACTTGCACGCGGCGATTGACGCGGTTGCCGATCAGTATTCGGCGGCATGGGCGGACACATTCGATCCGGCCCAGCGAGAGAACCTGTGGCTGGCCGTGAGGGTGTGCCGCAAGATGAAGGAACATTTCGGGGCGCTCGTTTCCGACGGAGCGGTCGCCACGCATCAGCTCACTGAGTTGAAAAGGCTCAAGTGATTTCCGCCCTTCTGGGCATCAACGCAAAGGTGAATAATGACTGAAACTGCCCAGCCGGAGACGGCAGCAGAAAGTGAAGTCGCGTCCGATCCAATCGCGGATGCAGCCAACGCCTTCAAAACTTTCGACGAGAACGCATCCGATAAAGCGGAGCGGGCTCGCAATGAAAAGGGCCAGTTCGTAAGCGAACAGGCCGAAGAAATCGAAGCCGACGAGGAAGCTGACGCTGACTCCGAGGCTGAGAGCCACGATGAAACGAACGAGACCGACGAGGCAGCCGATGAGGCCCAGCCGGAAGCGGTCGATCTTCCGCCATCGTGGCCCTCGGAATTGGCAGAGGAGTGGAATAGCCTCCCAGCCCCGTTGCAGGACAAGATCGTCCAGCGCGAGGCAGAGCGCGAAGCCGCAGTCAACGCCAAGTTCCAGGAAGCCGCCAACGTGAGAAAGGCCAACGAGGCCCTGATCGCCGAGGCAAACACCAATCGACAAAAGTTCATCGAAGCAGCCGATACCGTCCTTGCGATGGTAAGGCCGCAACGACCGCCCACGTCGATGCTTAACCGTAACTCATCCGATTACGACCCGGATACATACCACCTACTGAATGCACAGGCAGACGAAGCCGAGCGACACCTTTCCATCGTTCAACAGCAGCGCCAGCAGGCACTTGCCCAGTTCGAACAGGAAGTGGTGCAGGCCGAGCAACAGGAACAGGCGCAGATCGAGGAAAAGACCCGGCCCGCGCTGTTGAAAGACGTTCCCGATTTGAGCGACCCGCAGAAGCAGCCGGCGGCTCTAACCGAGATTGTCCGGTATGCGGTCCAGTCCGGAATCCCCGAAAGGGTGTTCGCGGACCCCGAGATCGCACGCGGCGTCACTTCTGCCCAAATCCATCTCGCATGGAAAGCAATGCAGTGGGACAAGCAGCAGACGGCCAAGGCCAAGGTCACTCCAAGGGCCCCGAAGCCCGCTGCTCCGGTAGTTCGTCCGGGCGTAACCACGTCGAGGAGCGCGGTTGAGAACGCACAGCGGAAGAAGGCTTTTGAGCGGTTGGATCGCAGCGGAAGCATCGAGGATGCAGCCGCGATCTTCAAACACGCATTCAAAGGTTAGCCAATCATGGCCAAAGTAACTGGTGCGGTCGCCACCTACGACGTGACGACCAACCGCGAAGACCTCGCGGATACTGTCTATCGCATTTCGCCTGCGGATACTCCGTTCGTTTCGGCTGTTCCGCGCAGCAAGGCGACGAGCGTTCTCCACGAATGGTCGCTCGATACGCTGGACTCGGTCTCCACGACCAACGCCCAGCTCGAAGGCGGCGAGCTTTCTCGCGCATCCTCGACCAATCCGGCCCGGAAGAGCAACTACTGCCAGATCAGTTCGCGCGATGCGACTGTGTCGGGCACGCAGCGCGCTTCCAATCCGGCGGGCATCGACGACATGATGGCCTTCCAGATGGCCAAGAAGTCGCTCGTTCTCCGTAAGGACATCGAAGCGATCCTTCTGGGCAATCAGGGCCAGAATGCCGGTAACACCACGACCGCCCGCACCCTGCGTTCGTTCAACGCATGGATCAGCGGCAACGGTTCGCGCGGGACCGGCGGCGCGGACTCGACGGCTGCAACTGCGGCTGCGACGGACGCCACGACGACCAACCTCGTGACCTTCACGGAAACTCTCCTGAAGGACGCGATTCTGGACGCCTACACCGATGGCGGAGAACCGAGCCTGATCCTGATGGGGCCGACGAACAAGCAGTTGTTCTCGGCGTTCACTGGCCGCTCGAACACTCGCGTTGCCATCAACGAAAACACCGTCCAGGCGGCTGCGACCATGTATGCGTCGGACTTCGGCGATCTCAAGGTCGTCCCGAGCCGCACCATGCGTTCGCGCGATGTCTATGTGGTCGATACGTCGAAGGTGGCTGTTGCTTACCTTCGCGCGTTCGTCCCGCAGGACATTGCCAAGGTGGGCGATGCGGACACGAAAAATATCATCAGCGAATATACGCTGGAGATGCGTGCGCCGGACGCTCACGCGCTGATTGCCGATACCAACGGCTAGTTGAACTGGGGCGGCTCTTAACGGGGTCGCCCCTTTTACTGCGGGGGTGTGCATGGCGAAGAAAGCCCTGCTCGACTTCGATCCGATCACCCGGCGCAAAAAGATTTACGCCGAGGAAGACGGGCGGAAGTTCATTGAGACGAAGCAGGACTGCGAAGGCATCATCGCCGCCGCAAAAGCCATGTCCGAGCTTCCTTATGATCGCGAGATGAAGCCGGTCGCGCTGATCCCCGAAGAGGTGCTTAACCAGGCATTCCTTGAGGGGTGGTTTGAAGATCCGATCGCATGGAAGCGTTGGGCCAACAACCCGGACAATCGGGCTTTCCGCATTACCGAGGGCCGCTTGTGAAGATTGCCCTGTGCATACCCTGCCACCGGCAGACTGAATCCAAGTTCACACAAGCCCTGACAGATATGGTGATCCACACCAGCCAGGCGATCATCGAATATGACGGCCAGAGGGTAACGCCGGACCTCAAGCTGTTCATCGTATCCTCTTCGTTGCTCACGGAATCCAGGAACCGGCTCGTCGCGGAAGCGATCAACTGGGAAGCCGATTACATGCTGTGGATGGACGCGGATCACGTTTTTCCGTGCGATGCGCTCCTTCGGCTTCTGGGGCGATCAAAGCTGGTCGTCGGCTGCAATTACGCTCGCCGTCACACTCCAACCGCCCCCACCGCATCGAAGCACGGCTCGGATGACGAGGTCGAGCTGATCTGGACTACCGAAGCGAAAGCGAAGGCGGAAGAGGTAGAAGAGGTCGCACACCTCGGATTGGGTCTGTGCCTGATCGACATGAGGGTCTTCGCGCTACTCGAACAGCAGGCGGAGGCGGAAGGCAAGGACCACTTCTGGCCGCTCTTCCGGATCGACCCGACAGAGGATGGAATCCGGTTCGTTGGCGAGGACGTCTATTTCTTCAAGCGGCTTCGGGATGCGGGGATCGGGATATTCCTCGACCACGGCCTTAGTTGGCAGGTTGGGCATCTCCACGAGACTGTGCTGACCAACGCTCACGCCGAAATGCAGAAGGACCGCTTTCTTGAGTGGTCCAGGCGCAAGCTCGACAAATTCAAGAAGGGGGCCGCTGAATGAGTATCTCGGTCGGCGTCCCTTCATCTTCGCCCATCCCCGATTACGCAACGCTTCTTACGACCGTTGGCGATTGGCTGGACCGGGACGATCTCGCGGCCAAGATTCCGATGTTCGTTCAAATGGCGGAAGCGATGTTCAACCGCGAGCTTCGCACCCGTGAAATGGAAACGTCCACCCTTCTCACCGCGTCGGATGAGGACGTGGCGCTTCCTTCCGATTATCTGGCGATGCGCGCGATCTACGTAGAGGGTTCTCCGGATCGACCTCTTCGCGGGACGGTTCCGACCGCGCTTCGCGAGGAATACGACGGGTCGGTTGGAACGCCTGAGCTTTACGCCCTCATCGGCGGTGGTTTGCGGCTTATCCCGCCACCGGATTCCGCTATCGTTCTTCACGTCGATTACTTCGCGCGGATTCAGGCGCTTTCCGACGCCAGCACGTCCAACTGGTTGCTCGAAAAGCACCCGGACGCCTACCTTTACGGGACGCTGTTCAATGCCGAAGCGTTCCTAGATAATTCGACCCGCGCGGCACAGTGGAAGGGGCTGCTCGACGCGGTCATTGACCGGATCAACACGACCGCCCAGGGCGACCGCTACGGTCCTGCGCCCATCGCTCGCGGAACGTGCAAGCAGGTTGGCGGGTCGAGGTGCTGAGTGCCCGCTAAGGTCTATCCTCTGGGCGAATGGCAGCCGGACAAGGCCCCATCCCAGACGAACACGCTAAGCGATGCGAGGAACGTGAGGCCGATTGCGAACGGCTATGGTCCAATGCCGGGCTTTTCGGGAATCACGCCCACTCTCGGCGGCGCAATCAACGGCGGCGGGGCATTTGTCGGATCGGACGGTAACGCGACCTTCCTTGCCGCGACCGCGACGGAGCTTCGTAAATATTCCGGTGCCGCATGGACGAACATTCTGGCGCTGACTTCATCGCGCAGGCTGAGGCTGGCGCAGTTCGGGGACAATATCATCGGGGCGGATGGCGGTCAGCTCCTGTCTTACGATCTCATTGCCGGGACAGCCGCTGCAATTGGCTCGGCTCCGTCCAACGCCATAGACGTTGCCCGCGTTCGCGATTTCGTGATGTGCCTTCGCGCCGACAATGTTGCCGAATGGTGCGAGTTCAACAATTCCGCAAACTGGGGAACGGGGGTAAATCAGGCCGATAATCAGCCGCTTCTTTCCGGTGGGGCCGGGGTTGCGATTGTCGGCGGCGAATACGGCATCATCCTCCAGAAAGGCGCGATCAAGCGTGTGTCCTATGTCGGGCAGGCTGGCGGGCTCGATGTGGTGTTCCAGTTCGACGACATCAGCCAGGAAATCGGCTGCATGGCACAAGGGTCTGTGGCTGCCGTTGGCCGGATGGTGTTCTTTCTTTCCGAGCGCGGCTTCCAGATGTGCGACGGGGAAAGCGTCAAGCCGATTGGTGACGAGAAGTTCAACCGCTGGTTTTTCAGCGCTTACTCTCGCGATCAGATCGACACGATGTGGTCGGCAATAGATCCGCGCAATTCGCTGGTGCTGTGGGGCGTTCCGGGCGGTCCCGGCAAGATCATCGCCTACAACTGGGTATTGGACCGAGCGGCACTTCTCGAATTGCCGTTCACCGGGCTGTTCACAGGATTTACCGCCAACACGTCGCTTGAGGCATTGGACGCGCTCTATCCTTCGGGACTGGATTCCATCCCGATTAGCCTCGATGACCCGTCGCTTGCCGGGGGCAGTCCGTTGCTCCTCATTGCCGATGCGAGCAATGCGATTGGAACGCTCTACGGAGACAGTCTGGAAGCGACGTTCCGGCTTCCCAATGTCGAGCCGGTTCCGGGCCGCAGGGCAAGGATCAGGACGGTTCGCCCGATAACGGACGCGACTGACGTTCAAGTCACCATCGACGCGAGAATGCGGACGGGGGACGCGGAAGCGGTCGTTTCCTGTGCCTCGATGCGTTCGAACGGCAAAATGCCGGTGCGTGCCAACGGGCGTTACAACACGGTGCAGATGACCATCCCCGCCGGGGCGTCATGGACATACGCACAGGGCATCGAATGCGAGTTTGAAGCCGGGGACGGACGGTGAGTTTCCCGCGCCTTGCGCCGCTCGGGGACAAGCCTTCGGCCATTTCGCGGGCGGTCAATCACTTGCTGGCGCTTCAGCCGAATGAGGACACCGCAGCCAACATCGCCTCGGCAACCGCGACGGTGAATGTGGTCGGCAAGTTCTCCGGCAAGATGGTATGGGATACGACGAATAACCGGATGCTTCGGGCGTCGGGGAAGAACCCGACAGACGCGTGGTGGATACTGGACGGCTCGGCGTCAGTCACGCCGGTTTGAGGATCGGCGTAGTCGCTGATCCGGAGCATTGGAGACATTGGCAGCAAGCGAAGGCGTTTCTTGAGCCCGC